TTGAGATTGATGGGTTTGAAATGGATCGTGGTAATGTTTGCAACGGTGGTATTGACAAACAACCTTTAAACAAGTATGATATCGTATTGACTGGACATTTTCATCATAAATCAAATGATGGACATATCTACTATGTTGGCACACCAGGTGAAATGACTTGGGCTGACTATAACGATGCAAGAGGTTTTCATATCTTTGATACGAACACCCGTGAACTTGAATTCATACAGAATCCATATCGCATGTTTCATAAGTTATCTTACGATGACGGTGAACAAGATTTTGAATTTTGGAAAACATATGATTACAATTCGTTAAAAGAAACATATGTAAAGGTAATTGTTGTTAATAAACAAAACCCTTACTTGTTTGATAGTGTAATTGATAACCTGTATAAGGCAGGTGTGTCAGACATTTCTATTGTTGAAGATTTTACTGATACAGTAATTGAGAACGACCAAGAACTGATTGACCAAGCAGAAGATACAATGACAATCTTGTCCAAGTATATTGATAATTTGACTTTGAATGTTGAGAGTGAGAAACTAAAAACTCTAATGAGAGAACTCTACATTGAGGCATTGAATACAGAAACTACTGAATGATAACCTTTCGTTATGTCCGTTGGAAGAATCTACTTTCAACTGGTAATTATTTCACAGAAATAAAACTAAACAATAACACTAACACACTTGTCGTTGGTGAGAATGGTTCTGGTAAATCAACAATGCTAGATGCCTTGTGTTTTGGTTTGTTTGGTAAGGCATTTCGTAATGTCAATAAACCAAATCTATTAAATTCAATCAATGGCAAAGACTGTCATGTTGAAGTTGAGTTTGATAACAATAACAAATCATACAAAATTGTTCGTGGTATCAAACCTAATAAGTTTGAAATCTATTGTGATGGTGAGTTAGTAAATCAAGATGCAGCTGCAAGAGATTACCAAGAATACCTTGAGAAGTTTATTCTTAAACTGAATTACAAATCATTTACACAAATTGTTATTCTTGGTTCTGCATCATTCGTTCCTTTCATGCAATTATCGGCATCAGACCGAAGAGCAATCATTGAAGACTTATTAGACATTCAAATCTTTTCTACCATGAATGGTCTGTTAAAAGATAGGTTAACTAATAACAAAGATGTGATGGTTCAAAGTAAGACTGAAATTGAATTGACACAACAACGATATGATTTACAAGATAAACATATTAAAGGTTTAAAACAAAACAACGAAGACAAGGTAACAGAATATGTTAGTGAAATACGAATCAATAATGATACCATACAAACCTTACATGGAGAAATTGCTAATCTCTCCTCACAGGTCGAAACACATCAAAACTTGGTGGCAGAAAAAACTTTGGTTGAGGATAAGGTCAAGAAGATTACAAAACTTGAATCGCAGATTGAAAGCAACCTATCCAAATTTCGCAAAGATATCAGTTTCTTTGCACACAATGATGATTGTCCAACCTGTAGGCAAGCCATTGCCTCCGAGTTTAAGGAGACGGAGTTACAAACTTTGCAGACCAAGGCCACAGAATGTGAACACGGGTTAACACAACTAGAAGTTAAGTTGTTGGAAGAACAAACTAAACTAAATCAGATAACTGAAATTCAAAGAAGAATTCAGTCATTACAGATTGAGATTGCAACCAAGAACACTTCTATCATAGAAACAAACAAGTATATTGCCAGATTAGAAAAACAAATTGGAGAATTAAAAACTAACAAGGCATCTACAGAGAGTGAAGAAAAAGAATTAGTGATTTTAAAAAATATGCTTTCTACATTAAATGACAACCTAAAAAGTTTAATTGATGATAAGTCATATTATGAAGTTGCTTCTGGTCTGTTAAAAGATACAGGTATTAAAACAAAGATTATTAAACAATACTTGCCAATCATCAACAAGTTAGTCAACAAGTATTTGGCATCATTAGATTTCTTTGTGAATTTCAACCTTGATGAATCGTTTAAAGAAACAATCAAATCAAGGCATCGTGATGATTTCACCTACAATAATTTTAGTGAAGGTGAGAAACAACGAATTGATATGGCACTAATGTTAACATGGCGTGCCGTGGCGAAGTTAAAGAATTCATCTAATACTAATTTGTTGATACTGGATGAAGTGTTTGATTCGAGCCTAGATACTAATGGTACAGAAGAACTAATGAAGATACTTCATATGCTTGAAGGTGTAAATCTATTTGTCATTTCACATAAAGGTGATATTCTTGTAGATAAGTTTGCTAACGTAGTTCGATTTGAGAAAGTAAATAACTTTAGTAGGATAATGAAATGAGTGATATTTTAACAATTGATACCGCAGTAGCGGCAGGTTTAAAACAACCTGAACAAAAAGTTGAACCATTGAATGTTTTTGATGATAGAAATCCTTTATTGTCTGTTGCCATTCCAGAATTTAAAGGACAGTTACCAAATCCTGATATGACAATGTTGGCAAAGAGGTTGAAATTCACAATGAAACTTTATAGTGGATTAGGTCTTGCTGCAAATCAATGTGGTATAAAAGAACGTGTCTTTGTAATAGGCACAGAACAGTTTCAACTTGTTTGTATTAATCCAAAAGTGATTGCACAATCAGAAACGATTGTAAAAGATAATGAAGGTTGTCTTTCATTTCCTGCTTTCTTTATACATGTGAGTCGTCCAGAATGGATTGAAGTTGAATTCACAGATGAGACTGGTGAAACAAAACAAACAAAGTTAGAAGGTCTTACTGCAAGATGTTTTCTACATGAACTCGACCATTTGAATGGTATTAAGTTTACCAGTTATGTTGGTGCAGTTGCCATTCAACAAGCAAAACGTAAACAAGAAAAATTGATTAAGAAAATCGTAAGACGTAAAAAATGAAAATAACAATTGCACGGTTGCGTACCGGTTATAATTATAAAGAACCATTACATCAGATTATGGATTCTTTCTATTATCTGTTTAAGAAATACATGGAAAGAAATCCACAACACACTTATGGTGTTTGTAATTTTGGATGGAATGCCGCAAATCGTAAAAAGTTAGATGACATTGTAGATGCCGATGTTATATTAATACCTAGTGAAAATGAATTTTTCCAACACATTAAAGGGTATGTTGACCCAAGGCATAAAGAAAGGTCTGACCAATTCATTAATGAAATTGGTAAACACCTAGCCAATAAACATCTGGCAATTATTCGTAGTGACCGTGCCGATACAGAAGAACTTTACCGCACAAGAACATTTAAATCGCATACAATAGGACAGTTTTCGACATTTGACGAAACTGATATACCAGGCGGTCTTCATGGAATGAAGTATCATTTTATTACAAGAGCATTGCCTGTTAAATTGTTTGATGAACAGTCTTATGATTTTATCTATTGGGGTTGTGACAAGAGAAAACTAATTGACAATCAAGAAAGTGGAGATGAAAGACATTTAATCTTTAAACAGATTAAGAAAGATGCCAAACTCAAAACTTATTTCATTGGTAAATATAATGCAATTAAACCTGACATGAAGATTGATACGATGTATAATCTACTTCCAATTTTGATGGAAGGTAAGAATACATTATGTTTTAATTGGCTTGACAACAAGGCAGTTACAAGTAGATACCATGAAGCACTTGCATGTGGAATCTTTCCGTTTGTATGGAAGAATTATGATGAAGATAACACATTGGTTGCAGATGAATGGCAGAGAGTGAATTCATTAGAAGAACTTTACAGTAAGATACCCGAATCAGAAAAGAAGTTTAATGATATCAAACAGTATTACCTAGATAATACAATAAAGAGTGAAGAATGGTATTATGAACAATTTGAAAAACGAATGAATGAAATTTTATAATGGCAAAGAAAAAGATTGAAGATATAGAGACACAATGGGCAAAGTGGTTAGAAGCTAACCCGCCTGAGTCTTTTGAAGATATTAATGAAGAAGAACTCCGTGAGAGAACTGTCCGTGAATTGACCTATGTGTCTCAGATGGATGTTAAAGAGTATACTCTATATCAGAAGTGGTGTGAGATTAAAGAAAAGTATCCTACAGTCAAGGTTGTTGACTTGTGGGAAGGCGATAAAGAAGTTCTTGAAGATGAGAAACAACGCCGTGCAATTCAGGAGATTAAGGCCAACTTTTGGAATCCAACTGACCCTGATGAGTACCTTGCACTTGAACCAGAATTAATTTGTACCAACTCTATAGAGAATGGTCCTGAATTGTGGAATACTATTCGTACATTTTCTTCTACAATGAAGAACAACAGTAACATTGGTCGTAATCTAAACTTTATTGTCCGTGATAAACCTACTAAGAAATATCTCGGTGTAATTTGTATTAGTTCTGACTTCCTTGATTTGACACCAAGAGATACATTCATTGGTTGGACAAGAGAAAAGAAAACTCAAGGTTCAA